CCTTGGTGGAAAATGTCTTTCTCGGAAATGACCCTAAAATACAAACCTTTTTGCTTACACCATGCTCTTGCGGCTTCCCATTTTGCCATGTTTTGTATGTATTGTGCTTGATTGTGTCTACTCTTGCCAACGTTTTCTCTTAGACTTTGATTTTCTGGTTTGACTTCTATTAGTTCTGCACGTTGTTTACCTTTTTTATCTGAATACGCAATAAAAAAATCTGGAACGTAAATTGTATGTCTACCCGTCAAAGGATTCTTATAAGGTATTCTAATGCTCTCACTTGCCCATTTGGCAACGTTAGGATTTTCATCGCAAAACTTCATGAATGCAAATTCCCAACTTGATCTATATAGAGGAGTTTTTCTTCCTACGTATTTGTCTGGATGTTTTAATGTATATCTACCTTGAGCAAATTTAGCCATGGCCTTACACCATTATATTTCTTTTTTCACTCCAGGTACCTTTGTCTGCTTCGACTTTGAAACCAAGGGTGCTAATTTTTTGTCTATTATAATTTAGTAATTCTGTAACAACCGAACTTAATTTTAAGTCATCTGTACCTTTAAGTGTATCTAAAAGTTGGAAAACATTTATGTCATCAAGTTTTGCTTGTTGCAAAATTAAACTACCTACACTAGTTGCACTAATTTTATCAAAGCCTCTTTTTTCAAAGAAACCTATTACTGCATCTACTTCATTACTAGGATACGATAGTTGTCCTTGGAAGTAATTACCAAAAAACTTTCTTACCTTACGTTGACTATCTGCTGGATTTTCACTTGCAGGTAAATTGCCTGCTTGTATATCTGCATTGTTAGTTCCTTGAAACTTATCAGTCATTATACAGTTACTCCTGAATTTGTATTTAAGATGTTAGGTAAATCGTTTATAGTTTTTTCATTTAAAGCATCTTTTTGCGTTTGTGTTAAATTATCATACGCGGCATTAATATCATTGATGTTTGCACTACCTCCATTTGCTAAATGTTCTGCTTTGAACGTAGTTGCCTTTGTAACATCATTTAATGCTGTCTCGTTGTTGTTTAAGAAATTTGTTGCTTGGCTTACATTAGGAAACTCTGATGCAAGTTTGGCCACGGCCGCTACTGCACTTACACCTATGACTGCTTTTGTTTCAGTTGTTAATCCACCATTGCCTGCATTCTTTGGAAATACAGTATTAGCAACACCACTTACATCTATACCTGCTGTATCGCCAATGGCACCTTTTAATATTTCAAATCCTTCTTGTCTAATTCCATCTTTACTTAAATTTTTAGTGTTACGGATAATGTTTCCTGCTTTTAATACTGTGCTTAATCCAACATTACCACTTGTTACATCTCCAAATACATCTGATACACCTGCGGCAATACCACCTTGACCAAATAATCGTGTAGCACCACCTCCTGCTAATGACAATGGACTTGGTACAGTATCGTAATGCTCCGTTGCAAAACCTTTTGGTGCAACACCTTCGACAACTTGTCCTCTTGAATACCAAACAGTTTCATATTGTAATTGCATTTGAGATTGTACAACTTCACTTACTGCTTGATCCATTGTATCATGTGACCAACTACTAATCATTGGATTTACTAAAGTGAAACTAGTGTATTCTTGTCTTGCCATTTGATAGATTACAATGCTATCAAAGAACGACTTAGAACTGTCATTATCAAATCCATATCTATCTTTAAAATCTTTTTTGAAAACGTTAAATTTGTTAAATGGACCTTTGTTACTTGTATCAGGTTTACCAGCGGCATCTATTGTGCCATAGTTTCCATCTCTATAATAATATCTATAATATGCTTCCCACATAGCAGTCGTTACACCATAATTGTCATCATGGAATACTATATTGATTGGAGCATAGTCAATTCTTTTTTGTACAACACGTTTTCTATTGTACTGATGTTTTACTTCTGTTGAAATATCATACTTAGGCAAGTCAACACTTTTTACTAACATATTAATTTCGTTTCTGTGCTTTTCAGCAAGTTGCGGAATAACTGAACTTGCTTCAGAATTAATATTAAAAGTAACGTGGTAAAGAAATTTAACCTTAGGAGCAAGTCTGAACGCATCATCAACATATAGTCTAGCACCATGTTGATAATCTCCAAGATTACCTTTAGGATTTAATGCTCCTGAAACTAAATTATTTAAGAATGGTGTTAATTTATTTGCCATACTAATATTTATCTAATTAAAAACCTGGTGTTTTTAAGAAGAAAAAAGGCGCCGTAGCGCCTTTAATCTCTAATATAATATTAATATTAACCTGAACTTACTCCAGTAGCCGCAGTACCTATTGCTCTACCTACTGCTGTTCCTAGTCCTGTTCCTTGTGGAGTTTGGATTGCATTATCATATCTGATTGTAAGTGCTACTGTAACTGCATCTGAAGTTGCGTAAGCCAACTGATTGTAGTTTGCACTCTCAAGATAACAACCGTACAATTCAAAAGTCTCAAGCACGTTGGCCGCTGTTGCGGCTCCTTCAGCACCATTACCACCGTCTAGTATTTCAATTCTAGTTACAAATTTGTAATCTTGTCCTGATCTAGCAGATGCTTGTTCAAAGAAGTCGAACTGTTTCTGTAATTGTTCGCCAACTGATTTCTGAACATTGTTTGATGCGTCTTCACGCAAGTTAAGTGTGATTGGTTCCCAAGTATGTTTACCTGCCAAATATACTTTTGAGTTATAAACATCTAATGTTATTTGCTCAAAGGATACGTTTGGTCTTGTAACATCTACTACTTGTTTTGTAAGTTCCGTTGTTGGGGCACTTACACCAAAATTTTCTAGCGATACCCTAAAGCGGTATTGCAGTTTAGGCATTAACAAGCCTTGAGTAGATGCACTTGCGTTGCTATCTAAAGGCACTGTTAATCTTGAGAGTGTTGAAATTGCCATTATTTGCTCCTATTACTTTTATTTATCATATTATAGGCCCGCTATTTCTCCAGTGTTTTTAAGTCTCAATGGAATGTATATAAATTCAATTGCCTTCACTGGTTCAATCGCTATGTCTACATATAGTTCGTTTCTGTCTATTCTTGATGGTGTGTTGTTACTTTCATCACACACTACTAAGAAATCATACAGTGCTCTTTGACCTACTAATTCTAACATTAGTGAGTCTACTTGTGCTTTGATCTCATCACGTGTTATCTTATCGTTTGGTTCAAAGATATAAGGTTTCGCCAACTTGTTAAGTTGTGATCTTAAGTAAATCACAAGTCTTGCTACGTTGATTCTATCTAGTGAACTTGCATTTGCGGCTCTAGTCTTTTGACCAAAGTTAACAAGGCCAGCACCAGTTAAGAACGTAATTGGGTTTACATTGTTAGAGTAAAGTGTGTCTCTTTGTCCTTCGTTAAGTGCGATTGACTTAAATTCACCTTCACTGTCAATGAAACCTGTAGCACTTGCATTTGTTATTCCACCACGTCTTGTTCCTGCTGGAGCAAACCATGGAAATGATACTTGATCGCTGAGTGCAATGGTTCTTAAGATACCATGTGATGCCGGAACTGTTACATTGTTACCTGCGTTATCACTTGTGAATAAACTTGGATAAAACACACCTAAGTATTCATCACTTGTAACAAGTCCTTTATCATTATCTTCTGTTGCCAGATTAACATTTTTACCCCAATTGTTTAAAGTTGTTGCATCTGATGATAATCTGAATGGAGAGTCACCAACGATAAATGCAGTTAAGCCTCTATCACTGTTTAATGATTTCATCTCACCAATTAGTTCTGGATAACCTGGACAAGCAAGTAAGTTAAAGATTCTTGATTCATCATCTCTAATCTCTTGGTTACTGTTTACCATTGATTGTAATTGTTGTACAATTACTTTTCTTTGTGCTTTTCTACCAAATGATCCTGAACCATCTGATTGATTTGCACTTTCAGTTACCCATCTGTGTTCGTAGTATGCTGACATACTGTTGCCTGCATCACTACCACGTAAGTTTGTTGCAGTAGTATCAACGTAGTTTCTTCTAAATTTCTTAACGTTGAATCCACTTCTTCTTGTGTTCCATAATAACATACCTTTTGGATATAGTGCTGGATCTGGAGCATCTGTGTCCATGTAGTTGCTTGTTAGCAATGAAACAATAGTTCCTGCTGTGCCACTTGTTGCACCGCTTGTATTGTATCTTGCATCAGCAAATAAAACACCGTTCTCTGTTGATTGATCCGTGTTGTCTCTTAATATCCATTTTAAAGTAGTTGCGTTCCACACATAAATCTTAGGATAGTTTTCTAAGTCAGCAGTTGAAATCCAAATGTCTCCTTCTACTAACGCACTAGCATCTGATTGTGTAGTTGGTGCAGTAGCACTAACCTGTGGACCTAATGGATCAGTTGTGTTGTAATTAATACTTCCTGACTGATAGTTTTGATATCCAACAAAGTCTGTTCCGTTGTGTATCATAAGGTCTACTTCATCAATAACAGAACTGTACCATAAAGTATTGTCTGTTGTTAAGGCAGTTGGAGCATTTGCACTTGCAGTATAAGTTAATACCTGCCAGTTACTTGCTAAGAACTGCTTAGGATTAGTTGCACTGTTTGTGCCTGGTACAAAGTATAAGTTTGCTGTACCACTTGATGCACTTACGTATGCACTAAAACCATATAATGCTAAACCACCGTTAGTGTCAACAAATCTAATGTCACCACCATCGTTGTGACTAATAACAACTCTGTTGCTTGAGTCAACACTTGCACTTACGTTTGTTAAACCAGCACCGTTGATTCCTGCCGCTAATACTTCAGAGTCAGTAGCCGCCCCAGTAGGTGTAATACTTACTGTTACTGGAGTTGTCATTGTATTACTGTTTGTAGTTGATTCACTAATTGTAAATGCGTATGTACCTGCACTTACCTGTGCCGCAATTATGCTTGAAGTAATTGTTGTTGCACCTGAGTTTTTACGTCTGTAAATTTTAAAGTCTGCTTCAACAGCCGCCGCTTCAGTTGTATTTGACATTACGTATAATGTACCAACTGCTAGGTTCAATCCACCACCTGTTGAATCAAGTGCTTTTAATGCCGACATATTGTTTGGATAAATCGGAGCACTTATGTCTGTCCAAAGGTTTGTGTTTCCATTAAAGTTTTTAACTTTAATTCTTGCACCTAAGTTGCTTTCTGTAGTTTTAAACCAAACAGATCCAGTTGGTCTTGGATTTGTGTCTGTTGATTTAAATTCAGGAACATTAGTGTGAGGTGCTATTTCTAACTTAGGCAAGTAATAAGTTGCCGCAGTAATACCTACTTCACCTGCTAATCCTGTACCTTCTGCAACTACAACGTTATTTGTTGTTGAGAAAATTGCTAATCTACCATTAACTGCTTTTGCACTTACACCAGATATACCAGCACCGTTGATGTCACTTACAACATCTGCTAGTGTAGTACCACTTGCTGTAATTGTAGTTGAGTTAATAACCATTGTTGCGGAACCAGTAACAGTTGGATTGCTTTGAGATCCAGTCACAGCAGGATGGCTACCTACCCATGCACTAGTTCCAACTTTTACCCAGTTACCGTCTGAGTTTTTGTAGAATAATTTGTTAACAGTAGTTGTTGTAACAAGAGCATAATCACCAACTGCTCCTACTGATGGTTTTGGATCACCACTAACATCGTTACCAACTTGTTCGTTTTTGTCTGTTATAATGTACGGAATCTTATTTGTAAAAGATTGTCCACCTGTTGTTGTTGCAGATGCACCGTTCCATTCAAATATACCATATCTTGAATTGCCTGTGTCAAACCAGTAAGTACCTGCCGCTGGATTTGCCGCTGGTGCTGTTGCAGTTGCAATTAGTTCTGATGTGTTTACATCTGCTCTAGTTACGTATGCTCTGTTGGCTACACCTAAATAAGAATATGCCGCTTGTAATCCATATTCATTAAGTTCTCCACCATGAATTGGATTGTTGTTTGAATCTGTATAAAATGTTGGGTCACCGAAAGTCTCAGTTAACTCTCTTTGTGAAGTTATTAAGTATGGTGTTCCCGCTTTTGCTTTTGTTGTTCCTGCCGCTGTTGCTGTTCCACTACCGTTTTGTTTGTCTTGTGCAGTGATAACAAAAATCATCGGCGTAGTGCCTGGTTCAGCCGGGGTATAGAACGATTCGTCTATAACACTGACCTGTACACCTGGTGATACTAAATTTGCCATTTTTTGTTCTCCTATTGGATCTTTCGTTATTAGTATTTATACGAATGTTCCAAAATCTAGTGTAAATATCGCCTGAAAAAGGGGGCAAAAAGGTGTGGTAAATACTATTATGAGTAGACCTTTATGTAATTACTGTAAACAAAGACCAGCGGCTGTCAACTATAAGAAAGGAAACAAAACTTATTATAGAAAGCAGTGTGAAACTTGTATGCATAATGGTAAAGGACATGGCATACCTAATTGGCATAAGGCAGGTTATAGACAAAAGGATACTTGTGATAAGTGTGGCTTCAAGGGTGAAGAAGTTCAGTTCAATGTTTACCATATTAATGGTAACCTAAACGATTGTCATTTTAGTAATTTAAAAACTGTATGTGCTAATTGTCAAAGGACTATGCAACGTGTGGGGTCACGTTGGAAACAAGGCGACCTTGTACCTGATTTTTAAGATCTTCTAGTGTTCCATTATTATCTATCACAACATCAAAGTGTGTGTTTGCCCATGCCCATTCACTAGGGTGTACGTCTTTAGGTTCAACACCAATATCTTGATATACTCTAAACCACATTGGATCTAAGCCACGTTTCACACGCCATACTTGACCACCTGCTTCTAGTATCATTTTTGCTTCGTTAGGAAATCTTACATCTGTAATAACAAAGTTCTTATCCTTGTTTTGTAGTAAATGTTGTTTTGTTAAACTTACCCATATACCATCAAAAAAGCCAACACGCATACATTCTGTACCAAATTCTTGCAACACCAGTCTTGGAGTAATTTCACGTCCTGTTTCAGCACTCCAAAATTCGTCTTTTTGTTCTCGCCAAGCACGTGATTCATCTGTTTTACCGTCAAGCAGTTCTCTGTCCCAACTGAACATTACTGCAACTGCATCTTTGAGTCTATCTGCAAATGATGTTTTTACAAAATTATGGTTATCTATTAATGTTTGTGCTACTGTGTCTTTACCGGATCCAATTAATCCGCAAATGCCAATTATCATGCGACTATTTCCTAATGTTAAGTTAATAGTATATACTAATGTTTAGTGGATGTCAAGAACTTTTTAACCGATTGTGAAACCGTATCCTTGGCCGCCTGCAACTTGCAGTTTAAGATCTTCTTCTAATTTATCAAGTTCTGTTTGTGCTTCTTGTTTGAGTGCATCACCATTTAAAGTAGAACCTCCTTGTGGTCCTGCAATAGTGGCAAATTTGCTTCTTGCTTCACCTAGCATATACTTACATTTTGCTAGTGTGTAATCTTTGATCCATTGTTTAGCAAGATAATCATTTAGTAACTCGCTGTCTGGTCTATAATTGTAGCAATATAAAAGTAAAGTTTCTTCTGCTCTAGGTCTTTGTAATAAAGTAAGTCTTTTTGTTGTTGTGTTCCATTTAAACTCTATGAACGAACCAAACATTCTACCAACTAATTCTTGGTAACTTGCAAACATATTGTAAGTTGCTAGTCCACCCATATTAGAACTTGCTAATAGATAAGTGTTTGTGTATGCTAAATTGAATGGTTCAAATAATGTACCACCGTCTCCGCCACCTGTTCTAGAACCAATGCTTCTTCTGAATATTTTTCTAACTTCTACTATTTCGTTTGCTAATGTGTAATCATTCTGATCTATTACTGTATCTAGAAAAATATAACTTTCTTCAACAGAATTATCAGAACGCTGACGGAATTTGTCAAATGCTGTACGCAATGAGATCTCATAGTGTTGTGGATCTAATTCAACATCGATCATTCCCCCGCCTAGCATTGCGGACACATAATCAAATATCTCTTGTTTTTGGGTTACAATATCGCTCATCTTATATGTATTTATGCGAACGATAAATACAATTACTATGCCGAGACTGAGTTTATACAAACCTGAAAAGGGAAAAGATTACGAATTTCTAGATAAAACCATACAGGAGATGTTCACTGTGGGTGGTACAGACGTATTTGTACACAAATATCTAGGACCTAAGAATCCGGACGAAGCAGATGCTACTGCTGATCAGCCAAGATATGATGCTGTAAAAGAAACTAATATTCAGGATATGCTTTTCATGGAAAACCGTGATAGAAAGTATGATCCTGATGTATATGTTATGCGTGGTATTTACAATGTTCAAGACGTTGACTTTGACATGAGTCAGTTTGGTTTGTTTTTGCAAAACGATACATTGTTTATGACTCTGCCTATAAATTATAGTGTAAAAACTCTTGGTAGAAAAATAATGTCAGGTGATGTATTAGAACTACCCCACTTGAAAGATGAACACGCATTAAATGATTACAGTGTTGCACTTAAAAGATTTTATGTTGTTGAAGACGTAAACAGAGCAAGTGAAGGATTTTCGCAAACTTGGTATCCGCATTTATACAGAATCAAAATGAAGCAAATTGTTGATTCACAAGAATTTAAAGAAATACTTGATTTACCAACAGAAGAAGGATCGTCACAAACTTTAAGAGATGTATTATCTACATATGAAAGAGAAATGCAAGTTAATGATGCTGTTGTAAAACAAGCAGAAGCAGATTCACCTAAGTCAGGTTATGATACATCACACTTATATACGTTACAAGTTGATGCAAATAATAATCCAGAACTTGTAACAGCCGATGAGGCAACAATTGATGCAAGTGTTAACAGCGGAAACTTAGACGCAAGTAGAGTAAATCAAACTCCAGAACGCAGTGGTTATCAAGGTTACTTAATTGGCGATGGACTTGCACCAAACGGAGAAGTATTTGGACATGGTATTAGTTTCCCAACTGCAAGTGTTGAAGGAGATTACTTCCTAAGAACAGATTTCCAACCTAACAGACTATTTAGATTTGATAGCAGACGTTGGGTTAAAGTTGAAGATGCTGTAAGACATTCGCTAACTAATAGTCCAACAAGAGATACACATAGAACATCATTTGTTAACAACACAAAAACTACAAACATTGGTGGCGATACTGTTATTGAAAGACAAGCAATTAGTAAAGCATTAAAACCAAAGGCGGATAACTAATGCAACATTTTTATGATGGTCAGATAAGAAGATATGTTACACAGATGATCAGGCTGTTAAGTAACTTTACCTACAAAGATGGTAAAGGTGCTTTGGTTAAGGTTCCTGTTATGTACGGTGATATCACAAGACAGGTAGGACATATTCTTAGAGATAATTCAGAAAATAAAATTCCTTCTGCACCACGTATTAGTGTTTACATATCAGGATTACAGTTAGACAGGGATAGAATCAGTGATTCAACATTTGTTAGTAAAGTGCATCTTAGAGAACGCACATATGATAGTGCAGGAAAAGAATACTTAAACA